GAAAGACCTCTGCGAGGTACGAATCCGAACCGGCCAGACGGAGGTCGCTGTCTTCACAGCTTACGAACCTGAGGAGTAAGAGACTAGGCGAGGGAGAAATCCCTCGCCACCTCTGATGAGTCAGGCATCCTCAACGCACCCGCGCTTAACCCGTTTCGGCGGGTTTTTTGTTGCGCGCTGAATACGCAGGGTGAAAAATAACCATATATTTGATTATATACACAACACAAAATAAAAGTCATTGTACCTGCACATTAAATAATCAAATATATGGCGTGAAATAAATATTTTTCAGATTAATATTTTTGTCTCTATGTGGATATAACCTTTTGTACTTATAAACCTGGAGGCATCGTGGAAAAAATAAAGAAACTATTTAGTAGCAAATACGCAGTCATACGTCGTGATGACCTGTCAGTTATAGTCGAAATGGATTACTTCCCTGAAATCCCAAAATCAATGATGTATCGTAATGGTCGAAAGGCAATTTTTTTACCGATGAGGGTAAGTGACATTATGGGAAATGATAAACTGCTGGATGAATTGCGAGTCAGAGCATCCTGTTAGTATTGGCATTAATTCTGGTATACTACATAACGGGCTGAACACCCATTCTACTGCGCCAGCGGAGAACTACGATGGCGCATATACAACTGGTCAAACAAACCTCTTCCGGATTACTTCTCCCGGCGACGCCGGAGAGTTGCGATTTTTTGCATCAAATCAAAATAGGTGAGTGGATACACGCAGACTTTAAGCGTGTGCGTAACTACGCATTCCACAAGCGTTTTTTCAAACTCCTGCAACTGGGATTCGATTACTGGACTCCGGTCGGTGGGGCGATCACGCCTCGCGAACGAAAACTGGTATCGGGCTTCGTTGATTACCTGTGCGAATCAGTAGGTCGGGAACACACTCCAGCCCTGAGTGATGCCGCAGAGCAATACCTTAATACCGTTGCGACATGCAGAACCCGGGATACGGCATTGCTAAAGTCGTTTGACGCTTTCCGCGAGTGGGTAACCATTCAGGCCGGATTTTACACCGAGCATATTTATCCTGATGGTAGTCGTGGGCGCAGGGCAAAATCTATCGCATTTGCGAACATGGACGAAACCGTGTTTCAGCAGGTTTATAAATCTGTACTGAATGTGTTGTGGAACTGGATCCTGTTCCGTAAATTTTCCTCTCCGGAGGAAGTCGAAAATGTGGCCGCGCAGTTACTGGAGTTTGCGTAATGGTGGATTTACGTAAAGCGGCGCGGGGGCAGATGTGCACCGTCAGAATTCCTGGCTACTGCAATCACAATCCCGAAACTTCTGTGCTGGCGCATTACAGGCTGGCGGGGACGTGCGGAACAGCGACAAAACCACACGATATGCAGGCAGCGATTGCCTGTAGCTCATGCCACGATTTAATCGACGGGCGGGTAAAAACCAGCGATTACACCAAAGAAGAATTACGCCTGATGCATGCAGAAGGTGTTTTTCGCACACAAGAAATCTGGAGAAAGGAAGGTTATTTATGATTTACCCAACAAATACAGGCAAAAGCGGGGAACACCTTAGTCTCACCACGCTGGAAAGTGTCTGGATTCAGGGAAAACTGCGCATGTGGGGGCGCTGGTCGTATATTGGTGGCGGTAAGACGGGGAATATGTTTAACCTGATGTTGACCTCTAAAAAGCTGACAAAAACGGCAATTAACGAGGCGCTCCGGAGGATGAAAAAAGCAGGTCTGAACAAGTCTGAACTTGAGGCTTTTTTGCGGGATATGATTAACGGTAAGCAAAAGAGCTGGCTGGCGCATTGTACTGATGCAGAGGCGTTATGTATTGATCGGGTCATAAGTGAGGTGTTGGCAGAGCATCCTGGATTGATTAGCATCCTTCGGCAACGGTATGAGGGGCGGGGGATGACTAAGCGCAAAATGGCTGAATTGCTAAATGATGCACATCCTGAGTGGTGTTTTAGCACATGCGAAAAGCGAATTGCTAATTGGTTGGCTGTTGCTGAGTATGTCCTATATATTCCCATGCGAGAATCATTTGCTCAAAAAATATCTTGATTTTTTACGCATAAACTGCTTCAATTCCGGTACGCTTCGCAAAGCTGTATCGCGAGGCGAATCAAGCGCATGAACTTTACCAGAACCCGCCATTGAGCGGGTTTTGTTGTTTCTGACGGATAGAAAAATGAAATAGCTAAATAAAAAGAATGCATTGGATGCCATATATTGGCAACGTGACGACAGCGTTAATCTGGCCGGGCTCCAATTGCGACGTAGTGAGGGAGAGGAAGCGTAAAGCATCACTGAGTTACGGTTAGCACCCGGTTTAACGCGTAAGTGGCCTGATAAAGAGATAGTGCGCCGCGGCACTCACAGCGGCAACGATTAACTGACCTCGGCATTTGCCGGGGTTTTTTATTTAAGGCCGCAGACAGGCCCAATTAGTGCAACGCCTTTCCCCGTTTCCGCTCCTGGAATATTCGGGGATTTTTTATTCCCTCAATTTGCACCCGCGATATGTGCGAGGTGAGAGATGATGAAATGCCTCATAACCCAAATACTTGGCCGGACTGGCTGGAGTTGTTTCAGAGCTGGTGGCGTGGAGACACTCCGCTGGGTGCAGTGATTATGTCGATCGTTATGGCTGGTTTGCGCATCGCCTATTTTGGCGGTGGTGGTGGCTGGAAGCGAAAAACGCTCGAGATTTTGCTATGTGGCGCTCTGACGCTGACCTTTGCATCCGCTCTTGAGTATGTCGGATGGCCTAAATCGCTTTCTGTTGCCATTGGTGGTGGGGTGGGGCTGATTGGTGTTGATGCTATTCGTGGGGCGGCAATGCGAGTAATCGGTAACAAGTTCGGTGCCCATAAGGAGTAATTAATGCAGACACTTAATTCCCAGCGTAAAGCTTTCCTTGATATGGTGGCATGGTCAGAAGGAACAGATAACGGACGGCAGAAAACCAGAAACCACGGTTATGATGTTATTGTTGGTGGCGAACTGTTCACTGATTACTCCGATCACCCTCGCAAACTTGTCACGCTAAACCCCAAACTCAAATCAACAGCCGCCGGACGTTACCAGCTTCTTTCACGCTGGTGGGATGCTTACCGTAAACAGCTTGGCCTGAAAGATTTTTCTCCAGAAAGCCAGGACGCTGTAGCTCTGCAGCAGATTAAAGAGCGTGGTGCTTTACCGATGATTGACCGCGGCAGTATTCGTCAGGCAATCGACCGTTGCAGCAATATCTGGGCGTCGTTACCTGGTGCAGGTTACGGTCAGTATGAACATAAAATCGGTGACCTGATTGCCCGATTTAAAAAAGCTGGTGGGGTAGTAAATGAAGCTGAGATATAAGCTGGTTATTGTTGCCTTCGTTGTTACCGTCATTGGTTCCTTCATCTGGTCTGCCGGGCATTACTACAGCAAATATCAGCACGAAAAGGAGCGTGCTGATGAGGCTGTACGAAATGCTGAATCAGCAACTGCCATTACCCGTAACGTTCTGCAATCACTGCAAATCGTCAATACAGTTCTGGAGGCTAACCAGCATGCAAAACAGCAGATCGCACTGGAGTCACAGAGAACCCAGGAAGATATCAAAGTGGCTGTTGCGGATGATGATTGTGCTTCACGTCATGTGCCTGCTGCCGCTGCTGACCGGTTGCGGAAGTACGCGAACAGTTTACGTACCGATTCCGGCGGTACCGTTGCCAGCAAGCCTGACTACTGAAACTCCCCAGCCAGTCATTCCCGAGCCGCTGACCTATGGGGCCAGTCTGGATCTGAATGTGAGCCTGCTTTCGGCGTTGGGACAATGCAATATTGACAAAGCGGGGATTCGAAGTATCGAGATGCGCCGTAACGCTTTGCTGGCAGCAGTCAAATAGTCCGGATAAAGAACAGGAATATATTTATGCCCCCTCGAACTCCAAAAGCCTGCCGCGTTCGCGGCTGCCGTAATACCACGACAGACCCGTCAGGCTACTGCGAAAGCCACAAAAGCGAAGGCTGGAAGCAATACAAGCCAGGACAATCCCGTCATCAGCGCGGTTATGGTTCGAAGTGGGATGTTATC